TACAAATCGTTGTCCTCGTGTAATAAATTCCCAGGTTTGATCTACGGCACTGTATTTTGCTAGAATAATCCAGCTTGCGGTGGATCCGACAGCAACATCAAATGTTTCGTTGCCCGTCGGTGTTCCCGGTACAATGTACCAACCGCCAGTTTTGTTATTAGCATTAATGTCGTAACCAATACCGAAGTCTGCTCGCAAACTAATTTTCGATTGAATTTCTGCCGACTCTGCTACCGTAAATGAGGTTCTGAACGAAGGAATCAAATCCTTTGCGATGAAGTCCTTTCTAACCTGCTCCGATAATTCTACCGGACCGGGTTCGTTTGTGCTATTGGGGTTTACTGGGTTGCCCGAGTTAACAATCGAGGTAACCGTAACCCATTCACTAACAGTCGTAACACTGAGATTATCCACAAAACGCACCTTTGCGCCCGAGTTCAAATACGAAGACGATAAGTCCACTGCAATGATTGGATTCGTTGTGCTCGACTTAAAGAAGCCCGAATCATTTGCAGATTTCTTTGGATTTGGTTCCCAGTATACAACACCGCCAGTAAATTCAACATTATTAGATATATCAAATGCTGCGGCATCGTATGCAAGATACGAGTTATAATACGTGCTGTAGAAGAAGTTAATTGTCTCTTGCGAATCTAATAAATCTTCTAGACGCACATCTACTATAGTAGATGTGTCGAGATTTGCATCTACTAATAATCTTCCAGACTGCTGATCAATATATACTGCGGCATCGTCGCCAATTACTAAGACATCTTGGAATGTCCCTGTCGGGTCATTAATGTCGATATAGCGGCTATGTCCGGCGTGGCTTCTATTTAATGCCTTAATCTTTGCAATCTCGTTTCCACGTGTTAATGGGAATACGTTATAGTCTTCTCCGTTTACCATTCGATTCTGTGTATAGAATACTTGCGGAGCACGTTCACGGATCTGTTCATTGGTTTCCGAGGTAGCGCCGTTTGCAATAGTGGTCTGTAGAGAAAACAGAATACGTAGAGAATATTGTTGTCCGTCTGTACCAAAATACGGAATTGTTACTTCGTAGTTTTGAATATCTTCTGGACGAATGGTTAGGTTTACATTTGCAGAAGTGCGTACCCATGTACGGAAAATTCCGACCGGGGTGTCAGAGAAATTGCCGTCGCCAAACTTTAATGTGATTTGATCGTTTAGGCGCGGAATAACTGAGAAGATATTTCTGACTCTGTTTGTAATACTGTTGTAAATGATATTTGTGCCAACTAAGCTAGGCACCTTTGTCCACTCATTTAGAACATTACCGGACTGATCAATTTCTTGTACGTAAACATCTGTCTCGTTAATATTATTTAGATTTATGTCTGATGTACGGTTACGTAGAGGAAAGTCATATCGTTCGTCTAGTTTTTGTAATGTACCTTGCTTAAATAGCAGGAAAAATCCTGTATTTGCAGAGCCTAGTCCCGACCCGTCGTTACGATAAACAAAGTTAAAACGGTTAGCAGGGTTTGGGTGCTTCTCATAAAAATATTGGTTATCGTTAAAGTCTGGGTTTACAATATCAAACGGATACTGTTGTCCTCGAATAGGTACGGCAAAGCCGTACGTAACATTGATGCCCAACACGCTATTCATTGTATAGATATCGGTGCTGATACCACCTACTAATCCCGACTTGGCCGGGCGGCCAAAAGGATTTGTAGATAGTAAAGCTGCGTTTAGAATTGTAGTAAATTGTTCGAAGCTATCTGGATTGTTCGCATCATTCCAAAATACTGTTACGTTGTTTAGTTCGCGACCCAGACTATCTGTAAGCTGCTGGTTTGTCTGAACGCCCACAATCTTTAAAAGTCCTGAGGCTGCAAGATTACGCTTAGGCGTATAGCTGAGCATACGTGCGAGACGCACAATGCTGTCGCGACGTTCTGCGGTATCTAGAAAATTTTCACGGGAGTTTAAATCTACTCGGAAACTTAATGTAGTTCCCAGGTATGCAAGCAATTCTACAACTGCAATAAATTCGGAGCTTTCGATGTAATCGTTAAAATCTTCCGGGTAATGCGCGCGAATATAGTCGATTAACGAAGCGCGAAGGCTGTCGAAATCGTATGCACGAAAATCAACATCCTTAAAACTCTTATATATCGCTTGCCAATCTTCTGCTACGAATAAGTTACTCTGGCGTACACTCTGTGACATGTTTTCTCTCTTATGTTTCTACTAAGTTGCGACGATCATATTCGATGTATAATAATTCTACTACGTCCTGGGGGACAAAGTTAAGTTGAATCTCTACTCGCAATACATAGTCTAATTCTCGAACGTCTATGGCTATTAGCTGCACCCTTGGCTCGCTTCGTATTACAGCAATTGCATCCTCTACGATTGCTGCCTTTGTGGTTTCGTCAAATGGATCCATTAAATAATCATAAATCAACGTACCAAACTCGGGGCGCATAATACGCTCGCCTCGTTTTGTTTGAAAGGCATTCATCAAATCCTGTTTCACAAGTTCTATATCCACTAGACGATACGGCGGCTCGCGCCTGCCAATTGTGGAAAAACCGATGTAAACTTCTCTTTGTGCCATATTTCATCCGGAAGTGTTGTTCTAACTTATTTATCTGAAAATTCTATATAGTTTTATTGGTTAGAACTTGACATTGCCGGGTGTTTACTGTAACATAATACTTGTGTTCAACAATACAGGAAAACACAAGTGAAGAAGAATGAGTTGAGTGTCCGCTTCGCCGACCTTATTGATCAGGCTAATAAGGTTAATGCCAGAAACAAGGAAAAGCGTTTCTACGCTATGAGTGAAAGCCGCAATGGCAAGCTCGTCGATTTCGGCATGTACGATTACACTACAAAGAAGTACGTGCTGTCCAATGTCTTTTCTGCAGACGCGACAGTCCGGCTAGCGGAAATTGAACGAATGATTAATCAGTAACGATCATTCCAACGAAATAGGGCTCGTGCAATGCGGGCCCGATCTTTATGGATCACTCTTTCGTAATATACGATTACTCGGGCGGGCATCATCAGATGTCCGTTGGATACGATGGGAACGGCGCATTGTCTGCCAGTATCGAATCGGCAGAATATGCAGACGAACTGGCGTTTGCAGCCGGAATGCTTCGCCGACTCAAACAAACTGGAGCAATTAAAGATTTCGGTACACGCTCTAATATATTGTACGGGTACAATATACGTGTACTAGCACCCGAATCTCATAAAAACGAGCTGGATAAGTTTGAATTTGCAATGTGTATTCGTTGGCCCAGATTTCAAAGTACAAAGAAAACAGTTTCGTTTGTTATAGATTATACCACACTATTCGACGATTGGAAACGAATTCCCATCGACAAAATGGTTTAAGAGTAGTATTGGCGTAAACCGCTTTCGTAAGACCCGTTCTTCATAGTTAATACTTGGTAGCGTTGTCCTTTGTTCGGATCAAAGCTAATATGCAACCATACGCTATTACCATGCTCCATAATTAACTGGTCAAACGGGAGATTGTCTCTTACCCATTGAGCACGTTTCAAATATTCTGCACCCGATTTTCCGGGCCACTGAATATCTACCGCCATCCCTCGTTCGTGTTGGCTTGTCCCGCCTGTGCTTTGTCTAAATCCGCTATTAATTTTGAATCCCGGGTATTGTGCTCGTAGAGGCTCTAATATGTTATTTGCTAATGCCTTCAGATGGCATACAATTTGTAGATCCGTATATCCGTGCTGTGCGCGAATCTGATGCGGGAATGTACAAGCGATCGAAAGCTGCGCTAAACTAAAGTTCGGGCTCAAACGATAACTATAGTCAACGGACGTAATGTCTCCGCATTCTGGTGGTAACGGAACGGCTGTTTTCGGCGCGCGGGCAGTATCTGTAGCAACGGCGGTTCCAGGCGTGCGTTTATCTGGTGGGTACGCCGCAACCTTGTCCTCACTAATGTCGTCATCGACGGGACCGTAACGTCCAGTTTCTTCGATCATAGGCTGTGCTGCTTCAAAGTCATACGGGTTACCGTCAGAGCCGTGCTCGGGGCATGGCTCGTAGGTTGTGAAACGCGAACCAATTGTTTTCGCATCGCCTGTGTTACGAGTAAAAATATCAGTAAAAGTGGCTAATACGTTTGTCTTTGGCCGAACTGTAATATCCGGCACTGTAGTTGCAGCAGGCGCAGACGACGGGCTTGCCGCGCCGTCGTTAAGGGCAATATTACTGCCGTCGATATTAACAGAGCCGCCGGCTTGTTGATGTATCGTGCTACCTGCCTTGATACTTAGGTTTCCAGCAGCATCACAAATCAGTTCGTTGTTGGTTTTAAAGGATAAATTATTATTGGATTCTAGCTTAAAGCCTGCGGTGGTTTTGATAGAAATATCGTTTGCAACTTGTAGTGTATACTTGTCGACAACTTTTGTTTCCATTGCTCCAAGTGCTTCTACTTTAATCAGACCAGACTGTCCTTCGCCAGGAGCAGCAACGCTACCGTCCG